ATCTCATCAGAAGTCTCCTAACGGAGATTATCTGTCAGGTGGACCGTTTTATACGTCCCGTTCGTCTATAGACTATCCCCAAGGTGGGGGAGTCCACGTCGACAGGACGTATTCGGAAGTCGGATTTAAGAAGCATGTCCGATATACTGGCGGTCATTCTCGTTTTCCTGCAACAGCGTTGCAGAAATTTAAAGAAATTCCAATGCCGACCAAATCGAAAGATTTGACGTCATTGAATTCTTACGGAACGACTGCCATTTCCGCCTGCTCGCCGGCAAACCCGGCGAGTGAGCTTGGAACTGGCGTTTCTGAACTCTACCGTGAGGGACTTCCGTCCCTCCCAGGTATTCAGACTTGGCAACCTAGAACTAGCGCTGCCAAGGCCGCGGGCGGAGAGTATCTCAACAAAGTATTTGGTTGGGACCCTCTCGTTTCGGAAGTGAAGGATTTCTCTTCCGTCGTCCGGCGTCACCGCGATATACTTAATCAGTATAAGCGGAACGCTGGCACCCGTGTTCGACGCCGTTACAATTTTCCACTGTCTACTAGTTCTACTCAAGAAACGATTGAAAAACTGACACGTTGTAACGTGGACGGTGTTTCATCGTCTGATTGGAAAGAAACTAGTGGGGGTAATGTTATCATAACCAGGGGGAGTAATATTAAGAGGTGGTTTGTTGGAGCCTTTACCTATGACGTCCCTGACCAGTCTGACAGCTGGTCAAACGCTCTAGGTTATGGATCCAATGCCGATATTCTTTTCGGCGCCTCTCTTAATCCCTCACTCCTCTGGAACCTTACCCCTTGGAGTTGGGCGGTCGACTGGTTTAGTAATACTGGCGATATTATTAATAACGTCAGTAATTACGTCCGTGCCGGCCAAGTGTTGTCTTATGGATATATAATGGAGGAAAGTGAAACTTTCGTCCAAATGTCCATGGATTCCTCAGGTTATGAGGAAGTGGATGCCCCTGCCCCGATCCGCATGTCATGCGTTTCGAAAGCTAGGCAACCAGCAACACCATACGGATTTGGCATTGATCTGAGTAAATTGTCACCTACTCAGATTGCCATTACCGCTGCATTAGGGTTAACCCTTTTGTAGTAGCAGTTGTACTGCAACCACAATGGGACATAAGTCCCAGAATAGAGTGTGCCTAATGGCATTGACCGATCCGCAATCCATCAAAATCTCTGGTACTACGACGTCGCTGCCGAGGGTTTCTACCTCCGGTAGCTCGTCTACGTACGAAAGTTCTGATGGACTTATCAAGGTGTCTCTTGCCTCCCAAAATGGGAATCGTAAGAGACAGACTTGGCGTGTCGACGTGAACAAGTTCACTACCGATCCGTTTATCCCTGCACAGAACGTCAAAGTTTCGATGTCTTTTTACATCGTCTTTGATCGTCCTGCTACGGGATATTCCAACGCTGAAGCTCTCGCTACTGCTGTCGGAGCTATTGAAGCTCTGACAAGTACCGAAAACAAAGTGTTGAATGCTCTCCTTGGTGGTCAATCTTGACCGCCGCGGAGCTCAAACGGGTCAACTCTCAGATTGTTAAAAATCTGAAAGTTCTCGCAAAAGAAGCCGCTGCAGCACTTGCTGCAGAGGGCTCTCTTCGAAAGGGGTAGTTAAATGCACCGTGGAGATCTTCTTCCACAGTACATCCTCCTAGCCATTATTTTTATTGTACTGGCACTTGGAGGCTTGTCACTTGCGCTTTTTGGATTTGGTCTTCTGACCTAGTCCAAGCGGGTGAAGTATTACACCTCACCCATAAAGCGTAGCCCAATGCAATAGGCTAAGGAAACGATACCCCCAATCAAGGAGGACGTTTGAAAAGCCTGATTGCACTCTGGAAAACGGCAGCATATGATTTTGCTGCCAGATGTCACACTAGCGCCACCATGGACATGAAAACTGTCCAAGGTCGGGTCAAAAGTGAGGGTTTATCGTTTTTTACGATTACCCTTTTATCCTTTGGTAAGGAATTTAGAAGTATCCTTGACCAAGGGATATGTGCTCACACGTCGTTTCCTGGTTTTAAGAGGAGTCGACGAGGTCCCCTCCCATTATTTCTGGGGGGTTTCCTTGAGCGTATTTTTGACCCTATTACTGGTGTGTTGCGTGATGATCCGGACATAGAAGCAATATTTGCTGTTCATCAACT